GATGCGATGCCTTTCGACGGCGCTGCGGCGTCTCGGGTTCCTGCAATCGTTCGGGCGTACCGCTGGCGTTCTGACCTCAGAGGGAAAGGGCGCGATCCTTGTCATCCGGTCTCTCGGTGAGTGGCTTGGGGCGATCTCGAATCGAGGCGAGCGGTGAACGCCATTCACACCCGCTGCTCCCGCGCCACCGAGGCGAAGCCGCTGTGCGACTACGACTGCCCCGAGTGCCGAGGGAGCATGTACGGGTTCCCGCGGGGCAAGGATGATGCGGGGAAGTACGAGGCGTTCGTCATGCGGAAGTCGCAGCTCGCGAGCGATGGTGGATTTGCTCCGCTCTCGATACCGGACTTCCTGTTTCCGTTTCAGCGAATGCTAGTCGAGTGGGCTTGCAGAAAAGGGCGCGCGGCAATCCTAGCGGACTGTGGGATGGGCAAGACGCCGTGTCAGCTAGTATGGGCGGACAACGTCGCGTGCCACACGAACGGCCGCGTGCTGATTCTGACTCCGCTAGCGGTTACCTCGCAAACGATTCGCGAGGGCGAGAAGTTCGGTATCGAGTGCGTGCGTTCGGTTGCGGGCGAATTGCCCCCAGGGCAACACATCATCGTCACGAACTACGAGCGGCTACATCACTTCCGCCCCGACGATTTTGCGGGCGTTGTCTGCGACGAAGCTTCGATCTTGAAATCCTTCGAGGGCACGACGCGCGCGGCGATCGTCGAGTTCATGCGCACGCGCCCGTATCGTCTGCTCTGCACCGCGACGGCTGCGCCAAACGATTACGTCGAGCTCGGCAACAGTGCTGAGGCGCTCGGGCAGATGGGCTTCATGGACATGCTTACCCGGTTTTTTAAGAACGACCGGAACAATGCGAGTCTTCAACGCGCATGGGCGTCCCAAGGTGGCGGCTCTCCGCAATGGCGGTTCAAGGGGCACGCCGAGGTGCCGTTCTGGCGATGGGTCGCGTCGTGGGCGCGCGCTATCCGCAAACCGAGCGATCTCGGGTTCGAGGACGGGGCGTTCGTGCTGCCTCCGCTCACGGAGCGCACGCATATCGTTCGGTCCCCTCCTCGGGAGGGGATGCTCTTCGCTTTGCCCGCGATAGGGCTTGCTGAGGAGCGCCAGGAGCGCAGAGCCACGCTCTCGCAGCGCTGCGAGATGGCCGCATCGCTCGTCAACGGCTTGGGGAAGCCTGCGATCATGTGGTGTCACCTGAACGACGAGGGCGATCTTCTGGAAAAGCTCGTCCCCGATTCAATCCAGGTCTCGGGTCGCGACTCCGACGACGAGAAGGAAGAGAAGTTCCTGGCGTTCGTCGAGGGCAAGGCTCGGGTACTGGTGACCAAGCCTATCGTTGGCGCATGGGGACTCAATTTCCAACACTGCGCGCACATGACAACGTTCGCGTCGCATTCCTTCGAGATGCATTACCAGTCCGTGCGCCGGATGTGGCGCTTCGGCCAGACTTGCGAGGTGATAGTCGATCACATCATCGCGGAAGGCGAGTCAGGAGTGCTCGCAAACTTCCAGCGGAAGTCGGAGCGCGCAGAGAAGATGTTCGATTCGATTATCGGCCACATGCGAGACGCAATGCATGTCGAGCCGCGTCGCGTTTTTGAGAAACAGGAGGAGTGCCCATCATGGCTGTGACCGATCAAAGGATGACAGATACGTATGGCGTCTGGTGCGGCGATTGCGTCGAAGTCATGGCGACACTCCCGCCGGACAGAGTGCATCTGTCGATCTACAGTCCTCCATTCGCGGGCCTGTACGTTTACTCCAGCTCCGACCGCGACGTGTCGAACTGTCGGACCTACGACGAGTTTCTCGAACACTACGGCTTCATCGTGCAAGGACTGCACCGGCTCACGATGCCGGGACGGATGACGGCGGTTCATTGTACGGACATCCCGAGCGGCAACACCGGGCGCGACCACATGAGAGACTTCTCCGGGGACGTGATCCGGCTTCACGAGCGCCTCGGGTGGGACTTCGTTGCACGGTATTGCGTGTGGAAGGATCCGTTCGTGGTCTACATCCGCACTCTCGCCAAAACGCTCCGTCATCGGACTTCCGTGGACGACTCTACGCGCTGTTCCGCCGCCGCCGCCGACTACCTGCTGGTCTTTCGGAAGCACGGCACCAATCCGGTGCCTGTCGCGCACCCGACCGGGTTCATGTCGTACGCCGGGGCTCGTGAGCCCCCTGCGGCCGTGATGAAGTTTCGCGGGTGGAAGGGTGCTCAGACGGAAAACAAGTATTCGCAATGGGTGTGGCGGCAGTACGCCTCCGCGTTCTGGGACGACGTGCGACTCGAGCGCGTGTTGCCGTTTCGCGACTCGAAGGATCCGGAGGACGAGAAGCATGTCCACCCGCTGCAGCTCGACGTGATCGAGCGGTGCGTCCAGCTTTGGAGCAATCCTGGTGAGGCGGTATTCACGCCCTTCATGGGCGTAGGCTCGGAAGTCTATGGCGCGGTGAACACGGGGCGCCGCGGGCTCGGGGTCGAACTCAAGCCCTCATATTATCGTCAGGCGGTACTGAATCTCGACGCTGCAACCCCAGAGCATCTCGATGTTGAGGAGTCGACACAGCAAGGGTTGTTCGCGGAAGCCGAACCTGCGGAGGATGTGGACGCAAGCGAGATGGCTCCGGCGTCCCTAGGAGCCGCCCCATGAAGTCCAACAAAACTAACCCGGCTAAGCGGCCACTGACCAGAATGAAGATGCGTGCTCTGCGCGGTACGGTCGAGCAGGCATGGGCTGATGCGATCCGGCTCTCGGATGGCGAAATCCAGTCAGAGCTTTGTCGGCACCTTGGGAATGCAACCATCGCGCTCGACACGATTGTTGCGGGACTCGACACTGAGCGGATTCGGCCGGCCAAGACCAAGAAGCGGAAGACTGGACGGGCACGTTGAAGGAAGCAGCGCCAGTCTCGTCCGGTCGGTACAACGCGACCGCGACGAACGAGCAATGCACCTGCGCGGCGTGCGGGAGCTACCGCCCCGGGTATCCGTTCGGTCCCGGGGATCCGTGTCGCCGCTGCCATGAACTCGCGGAACATCAACTGGACGAGACTGGGCGGGCGCAGTGAAGGAGACCTTGCAATCCGGGCCCGCATGGAAAAGAATGGGGTCTGACGCTGCGATCGTTGGCTTCCCCCCGGGTGGTGACCGGCAGGCGACAACTGGGCCGTGTCAGGGCGTGAGCCCCCGTGCGTCGTCCGAGAACCAATCGGCACCCCCTGCCGCAACCAAGGACCCCGCGTGATCGATTGGTCCGTTTTCGATGGGCTCTCGGAGAGCACCTGCATGTGTCGATGCGGCACGGTGTTCCGATCTCACTCCAAGCTGGCGGCTGTTGAGCCGAGCGGGTTCGTGCTAACTATCCGTCGCCCGTGTCCGGCTTGCGGACGCAACGACAACGTGTCCAGCGCGAGGTCCGATTGGGAAGAGTACAAGATCGGATCGGGCGAGACTGGATGGATACGTTGAAGGAGGAATCCGGCTCGTCGAATCTCCCGCCCCTGACAGCGGAAGAGCGGGCGCAACTACAGCGCATATACGCTCGTTGCGCTACGCCGGGGCACTTCCCTCGTGTTTACGACTGGGACGCCCATGAAGTGCGGTTCGCCGGGGGCGGGCTTGACTACAAGTTCGGCGAAAAGATGGAGCGCGAACAGGAGGCGGCGCTGGAGGTTGCTGCCGTAAACGCCCTCCCCCGCCTGCTCGCCGAGTCCGAAGAGCGGGAGCGATTGGCCGCGCTGATTGCGATTTCGCCGCCACTGGCGAAGCAGACCGAGCTGCTGAACGAGCGCGAGAAGCAACGCGATTATGCCCGGTCGCACGACATGAGCCCCGCACAATGTGACTTCTGTCACACGGCTCACCCCGACGGTGACGTATGGGCGTGCCGGCGGGAGCTGCACGCCCAACTTGGGCGACTTCGGTGTGAGCGGCGGAGGCAGGCCCGCGCTGCGCGGGACGGGAGTGGGTGATGGCTACCCAATGGTCTCGTAAAGAGCTTTCGCAGATGCCACGCGCCTGGAAGGTGTCGAGCCTCGACGAAGAGCAGGAGGACATCGTCTACGCGCGAAACCATTTCGAGGCGGCTCGCGAAGGAGCGAGCGCGTTTGGGCTATGCGCCGACGAGGTGACCGTCAAGCGCGACCCCGACTTCGACGATCTCCGCGGGCGCTCGCTCTGGCAAGCGCAGCTCGAAGCCGGGTGGTGGTTCGGGTGTCACGCGCCAAGGTGCGAGCGGCGAGTCTCGCTCGAAGGCTGGGATCCAAACGGCTACGACGACGAAGAAGACGAGGACGAGGACTCGCGAGCGACGACGGTGGTGATCGGAGAGTGGATCTACTGCTCGCCTGAATGCGTCGAGGCCGAGAAGGAATACCACGCCGATGCGAGACGGCGTAAGTGGGCCGCGGTCGAAGCCGCGGTCGCAAAATGGCCCGGCATCACGATCACTGGCTGGCACGGGAACTGTTTTGGCCCCAAAGAACGATGGGAGAGCGACGAGAAAAACATCAAGGGAACGCCGCTCCGAAGCGGATGGCGGGAACCTCTTGCGGGTGCGGTGGACTTCACCTTTCCGGGCGGGAAGTATCCGGCCTGCTGGACGATGGGGGGCGATCTCCACGTGTCGCGATGCGACTTCGAGGCGTGGGGAAAGTTCAGCGGCGAAGTGATCGGCCACATGGTCATGGCCATAGAATCAGGTCCGGGACCGTGAAGGCTCTCGGCCGCTCATCGGTTCTCCGGGGCGGAAACCCCGTCCTTTAGGGCGGGGTTGATTACCTCATCGCCGCTCGAATCCGGCGGGTGGCAGATAGCCCCCTATCTGCCTGGCATCTCCCGCGCGCGGTTGGCTCGCTTTCGCGCCCACACAGCAGGACGACACGACCGCTTCGTCCCATACTTCATACTGGCGGCGGCCATCCAGTGGGTACGCCAGCCGCGCTTCCAACAATACTTGAGCGAGACGGCGAGGACGCGGGCTCCCGTTCGAGCGCAGCGAGAAGTCGCGGCCGCGTCGGTCCCGACAAGCGGCCCCTCGGCCATGATCTTGCGCACGACGCCGAATGCCCCCGGGTCAATCTGCCAAAGGCAGAGCGCCCCGCCGCGCCCCGGCTGCCCGGCATGTACGGCGAGCGACCAGTCGCCCGACTCAGTCCGGCCGATGACCCAGAGGAGTCGGCGGAAGGATTCGACCGGCACCGGGAGACCCCGCACGCCCTCCTGCCGGGCCGCCTCCGCGGCGCTCTCACGAATCAGGGCTACACGAGCCTCCCGGTCGGCCGGCGCTTCTGGGGGCATCGTGAGGGCGAACAGGAGCGGCCAGGCAATCACGCGGCGGGCCCGGCCAGGCGTTCCGCCTCGCGCTGCCACGCGGTATTACCCTCGTTCGGCCGCTCGCGCGCGGCTCTCAGCTCCAC